TTTCTTCGGATACGACAGATCCGCCAACCAATTCGCATTCTTAACAAGTGCAAGTAACTCATCAGAAGTTCTTTCTGGAACTGATGGTCCTCTTCGTGCTGGTAGTCTTAATCTTACTGGTGCTGGTACATCACTTGATGTTGATGCAAACGCAAATATTGATGGCACTCTGACTGTAGATGGTCAAATCATTTCTCAGGTTGCTTCTGGTGCTGCTCTGGTTATTCCTAACACGACTAAGATTAACAACCTCAATGCTGACCTTCTGGACAGCATGACAACTGCTTCTACAGCAACTGCAACTACTGTTGTTGCTCGTGACTCTAATGCGGACTTTGCTGCGAATCAAATCACAGTTAATAACGGTATTGGTGCTGTTGCAGGTATTCAAGGTAATGCTACATCAGCAGATGCACTGAGAACAGCAAGAGTCATCACAATTGACGGTGTTGTTGATGGTAATGTATCTTTCGATGGATCTGCAGCAGTAACAATCACTACGACTTATAATGATCCAGACATTACTGCACTTGCTGCAATGTCAGGTACTGGTTATGTTGTAAGGACTGCTGCAAATACCTATGCACAACGCACGCTTGCTGTTACAGCATCTTCTGGTATTACACTAACAAACGCTGATGGCGTTTCTGGTAATACTACTATTAATGTTGCCTCTTCTGCTAATAATGCTGCCAACAACCTTGTCCTTCGTGACGGATCGGGTGACTTTGCCGCTGGAATTATTACTGCAGCATTAGTTGGTAATGTTACTGGTCAAGTATCTGATATTAGTAATCATGATACTGGAGATCTCTCCGAAGGATCTAATCTATACTTCACTAACGAGCGTGTTGATGATAGAATTGATGCACTGTTTGTTGCTAGCACTGGTATTACTAAGGTATATGATGACACTGCAGGCACCTACACACTCTCTGTAACGCAGGCAGACGTTAATACCGACAATGTAACCGAAGGTTCTACAAATCTCTTTACAACCGCTGCTAGGACCCGCACACACTTCACATACGGCACAGGTATTGAGCACGATGGTTCAGGCGCTCTGAGTGTCACTCAGGCAGACATCAATACCGATAATGTAACTGAAGGTTCTACGAATATCTTCTACACTGAGGCACGCTTTGATGCAAGTCTCGCGGGTAAGAATACTGCTAATTTGGCAGAAGGTACTAACCTCTACTACACAGACGCTAGAGCAGATGCAAGGATTGCTGCAGCAGACACTGATGATCTGAGTGAAGGTTCTACCAATCTCTATCACACAAGTGCTCGTGCTGATGCAAGAGTAAATCTACAGACTGGTGCAAATCTAGATCTTTCCAGCAAGTCGACTTCAGATCTTTCAGAAGGAACTAATCAATATTATACCGAGGCAAGAGTACAGACAAAACTGGATAATGCATTCGCTCAACTACAAGCAATGCTCACTAATCTTGCAACTACTACTACTCTGACATTGAACCTCTCTGGTGATCCTACACCTGGTGCTGCTGTTACCACTTCCGTCACAAATGGTGGTGGTGGTGGATTTACTGCAGGAACTGCGGTTGCAACAACAGGTGGTACAGGTACTTCACTAACAGTTAATACTACTGTTGTTGGTGGTGTAATCACTGCTGCTGCAGTTAATGCAGGTGGTTCTGGTTTCCTTGTCAATGAGACTGTAACAGTCACCAACGCTAATGCTGGTAAAGTGTTGTCACTGAACCTAGCATCTCTTGCAGGCGGTTCTAACTATGTCACAGGAACTGCTCTGGCAACAACAGGTGGATCTGGTTCTGCTTCACTGACTGTTAACATCACTGCCTCTGCTGGTGCAATCACTAACGTTACTATTAACGACGGTGGTACTGGATATGTTGCTGGTGAGACAATCACTATTGTTCAACCCACTGGAGCGGACGGTCTCAACCCTGCTGCAGGTGGTTCAGTTGATGTTGCTACTGTTGCCACTAATGCAACTCTGCAACTGACCGACGTTACTACAATGGAAGTTGGTGCAACTGTGACAGGTGCTACCAGTGGCACCACAGGTGTTATCACTGGTCTTGCTGCTAGTGCAATTACCGTTGATACTGTTGATGGATTCTTCAAAGTTGGAGAAGTCGTCAGTGCAAATGATGTTACTACTTTAACTGTCCAATCGTTCGCTTGATAACAAATGTCCGCCACAAGACCCGCTACTAAAACAGAGTTAAAAAACTACGCTCTTCGTAGATTAGGTTTTCCTGCCATCGACATTAACGTGTGTGATGAGCAACTAGATGACCTGATTGAAGAAGCAATTGATTACTATCAAGAGTTTCATTTCAATGGAAGTTATACTGCATTTGTTAGAATTGAAGTTACTGATGCTATTAAGACTGCTGCTAGAACATCATCGCAACTAGGATCAACTGCATGGTATGAGGGGCAAGAGTTTGTTTCCCTTCCTCCTGGTGTACTAGGTGTCAATCACGTATATACTTCTGTCGGTGCTTCTAGTATTGTTCCTGGAAACATGTTCAATATTAAATATCAAATCTTTTTGAATGATATTTACTCCATGACTCATGGACAAATTTTACATTACTATATGACATCTCAATATCTTGAAACTTTGGATTGGGTCACCAACTCTCAAGCAAATCGTAGAGTTAGATTTAATGAGCATCAAGGAAGACTTTATTTAGATATGGGTTGGGAAGATCTTCAATCTGGTGACCAGATTGTTGTTGAAACAATCATGCGTCAAGATCCTGATACTTATACTGGCATGTACAATGATGCTTGGTTGAAGGATTATGTTGAGGCATTATTTCAACAGCAATGGGGTCGCAACCTCAGTAAGTATGATGGCATTCAAATGCTTGGTGGTGTGACTCTCAATGGTCGCCAGATTCTTGAAGATGCGAGTCAGTTTAAGAAAGATCTCGAAGAAGGTGTTCGTAAGGATTATGAAATTCCCCCTATGGATTTAATCGGTTAAAATGACTTATAGAAACGATCCCCCAGAAAATTGTATTCAGTCGGACTATACAAGTAGTTGCCGACTAAATCTAAATGGTTCTTCCCAGGAACAAATGTTTATGGGCAATCTCATTAATGAGAGTATTGAACTCTATGGACAAGACATTTATTATCTACCCAGAACATATGTTAATAAAGATACAATCTTTCAAGAAGTAGAAAGTAGTAACTTTACACAAGCACTTTCTGTTAGAGCATATGTCAACAATGTGGAAGGATGGGAAGGTCAGGGAGAACTTCTGAGTAAGTTTGGTGTTCGTATTGAAGATAAGACTACGTTTATTTTCTCGCGAACTAAATTTACTGAGAAGGTAGATGATAACGCCGCTTTAAATGTAGAGGGTCGTCCTAATGAGGGAGATCTTATTTGGTTTCCAACAACAAAACATTTATTTGAGATTAAGTTTGTAGAAGCAGAAAAACCCTTTTATCAATTGGGTAAAGGTTATGTTTGGGAATGTCAATGCGAACTCTTTGAGTATAGTGACGAAAAAATTGATACTGGTGTTGCCGAGATTGATGCTATCGAAACTGCCTTCGCCAATTCTATCAAACTAGTAATGGATGCTGGTGGATCTGGCGACTTTACAGTTGGTGAAGAAATTGTCGGTGACTTATATCTTGCTGCTGCAACTGCAACGATTGATTCGGGGGCAGTAAACGCAATAACAATTACAGATGGTGGTGAGCACTATAAGTCTGCTCTGCCACCAACAATTACAATCACAGGAGGTGGTGGAAGTGGTGCTACAGCGACTGCTACGATTTCTAGTGCTGGTATTGTCACTGGTGCTACTATCACATCTGGCGGTACAGGTTATACTAGTGTTCCTACTGTCACAATTGATTACTCCCCTAAAGACAGTAGAGCAGAAGTCAAGTCCTGGAATAGTTCTGCAAGAGAACTCCAAGTCATTAATAGAACAGGAACCTTTAATACTTCAGAAACAATTAAGGGATTGACATCAGGTGCTCTCTGGAGTCCTGAATCCTATAACACTCTAAATAATACTAATACCGCTGATAGCATTGACCAGAACTATAGTTTTGAAACTGCTGATGACGATATTATAGATTTCACCGAAGGCAATCCTTTCGGTACTGTTGGGTCCATTACTGATACTACAATCTGATGTTAGGCACATATTCATATCACGAAATTTTTAGAAAGACTATCGTGGCGTTTGGCACGATGTTTAATAATATTGAACTTCGTCGCTCTACTGAAGTGATGAAGGTTCCTTTGGCATATGGTCCAAAACAAAAGTTTTTAGCACGTCTCGATCAAAATCCTGACCCTACAAACAAAAGAACTCAGATTACTGTTCCTAGAATCTCTTTTGAGATTAATGGTATTACTTACGATTCCTCTAGAAAGGTATCACCAACCCAAAAAATTAAATTTGCTAAAGATACTGATGAGAACAAGAGTGTTTTCATGCCAGTTCCCTATAATCTTTCATTTGAATTAGCAATTATTTCTAAGAATCAAGAAGATGGTCTTCAGATTCTTGAGCAAATTCTTCCTATTTTTCAACCACATTATAATCTAGCAGTTAAGTTACTTTCGGAAGTTGATGAGACAAAGGATGTTCCTGTAGTTTTGAATAGTGTCGATTATGACGATACTTATGAGGGAGATTTTGTTACTCGTAGAGCAATCATTTATACTCTACAGTTTACTGTAAAAACATACCTATACGGTCCTGTTACAGAAAGCAAGACCATCAAAAAGGTCATCACCGATATGTACACAGATACAAATACTTCTTCTGCACCCAGAGAAGTACGTTATACCATTCAACCAAACCCTATCTCAGCAGATGCTGATGATGATTTTGGATTTGGTATTGTTGATGAAGACTTTACCGATAACAAAAAACGTAATCCCATAAGTGGGGCTGATGAGGATATTTAATTATGGGCAATCCTTTTGATGGACTAAATGATGCTTTTGGAGCAGAACCTACTGAACTCCAAAAGCATGTGGAAAAAGTGAAACCCGAACTTAAAAAATCTGATACACAAGATGTAAAGCAAGACTATGAGACTACTCGTGCTGCATTGCATATGTTAGTAATGAAAGGGCAGGAGGCAGTAGATGGAATACTTGATGTGGCACGAGCGTCAGATCATCCTCGTGCTTATGAAGTTGCTGCAACAACAATTAAAAGCGTAGCTGATACTGCTGATAAGTTGATTGATTTACAAAAGAAGATGAAGGATTTAGATGCAGAGGATAAAAAGTCGGGACCGTCTACTGTTAATAACACGATGTTTATTGGCAGTACTGCGGATCTCCAAAAAATGTTAAAGAAGCAAAAGGAGATAAATAATATTGACACGAAATAACACGACATGACAGTATTAAATGTTTTAAGCACCAATGCAATTGCTGCTGACGCTACCGAATATCAAGTTGTTCAGACTGGATATTATCGTGTAGTTGCAACTGCAGGTGATGCCACAGTTGCATTCAATGGTGGTCCTGCAATCACTCTTATTCAAGACCAAGCACTTCTACTTAAGGGTGGTAAACCTGGTCAAGCAAGAATTGTAAAGGGTGTCGATGATTCCACTGCAGATTATCAACTCGGAACTAATCTTGGAGAAACTGTTAATACTCACCCATTCTCAGTAGACGACTTCATTGCTGTAGAAGATGATAGTACATCTCCTGGAATCAATGCTGCTTTCCTGTCTGCAGGAACAGCGGGTAAGAAAGTCACTGCTGTACGTCCAAACTTTATTAGCACCGATATTGATTCTTCTGCTGCATCTGCAGATTATACCTATGCTTACAGTGGTCCTCAGGCAATCGTCAAGCGTTGTGTAAGTATTGCTGCAACTGGCAATGCAATTGTTGTTGAAGAAGTACAAGTTGTAGGCGGTTGATATGGCACAAGGTTTTGCATCAGATGTTCCACCTGCCCTTAATGGCACCGCTAAGAAATATATTAGGGGTATGATGAAAGGTAAGAATAGGTGGAATAAACTCTATGGAAGTCGTTCCAAAGAGGTGATGCATAAGACTGCAAACAAAATGGCTATGGGAGAAATGTCTAAAATGCCACCAACATATAACGATCTATTCGGAGAAGCAAACAAGTCTGGAGATAATTCTCTTCGCGACTGGTTTGGTAAGAGTAAATCATCTGATGGAACACCTGGTTGGGTACAACTTGGTGGTAAGTATGCAGGAAAACCTTGTGCAAAACAACCTGGTCAGACTACTAAACCTAAATGTGGGTCTAGTAAGATGAAAAGAAACCTAAATAAAGGCGAAGAGGAAGCAGCATTCCGTCGCAAAAATGCTGAAGATCCAAATCCAGATCGTAAAGGGAAGGCAAAAAACGTGAAGACAGAAGATCTCGACCTTAAAAAGATGTCTAAAGAACTTGACGGTGCATCTAAGATGCATAAAGGTCAGTCTGAGCGTATCAAAAAACACCTTAAGAAAATGAATGTTTCCGAGCGTGCAGATACTTGGCATCCAGATCCTGAGAAGGATCGTAAGTTGGGTGGTCCTGGTGCTAATGCCCGTGCCCGTGAAGATCGTGCTGATGCAGCAAAACCTAAGGCAGACCCTAAGAAACTGAAAAAGGGTGAGTCTTATTATGATTATGCCAAACGTCAGAAACCCAAATCTACTACTGCTCCAAAACCCAAAGAGCGCAAGCGCGACAAGATCGGCAGAGCAATTGGTAATGCACTTGATCGTGTTGCTGGTATCAAGAAAGAGGAAACTATCCTAGAAAAGGATATGCGTGACAAGAAAGGTAATGATAAGTTTGATCGTTATAAGCGTATGATTCGCCATAAGCAGGATAAGTATGGTGCTGCTTCTATGATGGATAAAATTAAAACTGGTAAGGACTACAAAACAGAAGGTATGGGTGATGTTGCTATCACGGCAATCAGAAAAACCCAAGGTGAGAAACCCGCATATCTTAGTAAGCGTTCTTCTATGATTCGTGCAATCAAACAGAAGCAACTCGATTCGTATCTCAAAAAGGTAGATGCTAAGAAGAAAACAGAAGAAACTGTAGTAGAAAAGGCGGGTGAGAAAGATGCCTGTTATAAGAAAGTAAAAGCAAGTGCAAAGGTATGGCCTTCTGCATATGCTAGTGGTAGATTAGTCCAGTGCCGTAAGAAAGGTGCTGCTAACTATGGTAATAAGTCTGAAGGAATGACACTTCAAGACTTTCAAGAGAAGTGCTGGAAAGGATATAAGCGTGTTGGGATGAAGAAGAAGGGTAATAAGATGGTTCCTAATTGTGTTCCAGAGGAAGTTCAAAATGAAGGAGCAGCCTGGACAAAAAAGTCAGGAAAGAACTCCGAAGGAGGACTCAATGAAAAAGGACGAAAGTCTTACGAAAAGGAAAATCCAGGATCTGACCTC